AGCGTTGCCAGCAGGACTAAAGGCGACGCTGTTACCGGTGCCAGCAGGTAGCGTAGCTGGGTCAGTGTATTTAGTACCGAAACCGGTGCTTACGTTCCACGGATACGCTGAGATGAATGGCGTAGTAGCGTGCGCTACAGCGATAGCGTTACCGGCAGCACTAAAGGCAACTTCATTACCATTGCCGGTAGGCACCGTAACTGGGTTGGTGTACTTAGTGCCAAAGCCAGTGCTTATGTTCCAAGCGTATGCTGTGATGTACGGTGAAGTAGTGTGCGCAACAGCAATAGCGTTACCGGCAGGACTGAAGGCGACGCCGTTACCCGTGCCAGTGGGCAGCGTAGCTGGATCGGCGTATTTAGTACCAAAACCAAGGCCAGTGCCTGTGACAAACGGATACACTGAAATGAAGGGTGTAGTATCGTGCGATACGGCGATATTGGACGCGGACGACGGAATGCCTGACTGGTACAGATAGTTTGCCATCCACTTGGTCGCGGTGACTTTAATCGCCATTAAGGTGTTGTTTGGTGGAACAGCTACGGTTCCCGTTGTCCCGTCGCCAAAAACCAACGTATCGGTGGTAATGTTTACGTTAACGGCGACGCCGCCGTTTTCAACTGTAAACAGCACCACCGTACCAATCGGAAACGCGACGCTGGAATTTGCAGGGATGGTGTACGTACGGACAACGGTGTCGGCTACAGGATGAAATATCTGTTTACCGGCGTCAGTCAAAACCAGCGTGTAGTTGGCTGACTGTACGTTTTGTGGATAGTTAACGCCAGCGCCGGATGCGGTGGTCTGGACCGAGCCGTCAGGAAACTTAAAGCCGCCAGTGGTACTTTCAATTGTACCAACAACCGACAGTTTCTGGCCCGGCGTCAGAGTGCCGACGCCAAGGCTGCCGTTAAAAGCGACGTTGCCGCTAGGGTCTACCGAAATGGGCAGTTCCTGCACCGCGCCTGCGCCGGACGTGTCGCGGCCCAGCACTTTACCGGCGGCGGCCGTCAGAGTGTGTTCAGCGTTCCAGTTGGACGGCTGAATGAGCGCTGTGTCGCTGCTGTCGGGCTTAGCAGACTGAAACGTATGTTTGAGGCTTACGGTCATTACATCGGTCCTTCAGGGGACATAAGAGGCTGTTGCGGTTCTTCAGGCAGTTCGCTGGGCATTTCAGGCAGTTCGCTAAGCATTTCAGGCTGCTCTGGCATCTGATCCATACCAAAATTGCCTTCCTGCGGTTGGCCGGGCGGTACAAGATCACCCATATCCATAGCTGCATGAAGCGTTCCCAACACAATATCCTGAATTTGGTCAGGTGTCATGCTGTTTTGGACCGCCGAAATGCGTTTGGTTTCAGCGTCATAAGCCCGAATTTCAGCTTCAAAGCTCTTAATCGACACTTCCTGCTGCGCCACGCTGTCTTTGACGCTTTCAAGGATGGTCGAAGACTGCTGCAATTCCTGCGTAAGCGCCTGAATTTGCTGCTCTGCTGCGGCCAGTTCTGGTGACTTTTCGCTGCTTTGGAGAACCTTGGGGTCAAGGATTTTCTTGAACCGTTCAGCCATCTCCTGCGCGCCGGGCCAATCCATATTCTTGATGAACAGATCACCTGCGACGCCCCAAAGCTGTGGGTTGGACTGCAAAATCTGGCTCATCGCGTCCAACGCCTCTTGGCGTTTGGTCATGTAACCGGGGCCAGTCGTAACCATGACGTCGTACGTGCCGACGTTGGGGTTGTAGATTTTTTCGATCAAACCGCCGTTTTGGTCCATCAGCTTGCGCACAGGCTCTTGCTGGTCAGGGTCAATCTTGACCATACCAACTTCGCCGTCCATCCCGATGATGCGCGCGATGCGCTGCGTGTCGTAAATCTTGGGGATCATATCGACAAGCTGGCGGGTAATGTGACGGATCGCGCGGGCGAGGTTGTCCACGTAGTGGTACGTGCCGACGTCGCCCTGCTTCTCGCGGGCTGTGATGGCCTTACCAGAGCGTTCGTTGCCCTGCATACCCAGCGAGGCGTTGTACTGCCCTGTGGCGCTCTTAATGTCCTCGTCAGCGCCCATCTTGGCCTGAATGAGGCCCGTCTGAGGCAGCGGGGGCTGCGCGCGCTGTGGAAGCGGGAGAACGCCTCCAGCGCCATCTGTGACGTCAGGGTTGACCTCCAAATACGGCCAGTTGGTCGTATTTGCAGTCTTCCACTGCATTTCATAGCCTTCAAACTGTCCGCCGTAGCCGATGAACGGTGCCTTGGGGGCCAGCGCCAGCATTTCAGCCTCTTGGCTGGTCCAATAGTTGTACATCCGCTGCGCGTCCTTGGCGTTACGCACAAGGCCAGAGATGTAGATTTGACCGCTGACTTCAAACTCGTTGCCGATGACGCGGACGACGGGGATGTACTTGCCCGGCCATTCGCGCTCATCCAGAACGTCAAAACCGTTGGTCTTCATCCACATGACCTGCTTGCGGTCCACGCGGCGGCTCTTCAGCGGCTTGCCAAACTGAAGTTTAAGCTGCTTGTCTTCGGGTGTCCCCTCAAACACCGCGACATTGTCAGGGTAGAGGTTCAGCGTGCCCGGCTTGGTCTTATAGTAGAAATACTCAGCGATGCGGATGGTGTCTTGGTCCAGCCATGCCGAGATGCTTTCATCGCCGACGCCCTGCGTCATCAAGGACGAAATCGGAGACGCGTCAGGAAACTCCTGCTGGTACTCTTCTTTTGTCATGTCCTGCGTGATGAAGCACCACTGTGCGTCGGCCCCGCAGGGGTCTTGGATCGTCGGGTCCATGTAAACCGAGAACGCGTTGCGGACGCGTCCGATCTTGATGTCCTGATCAAAGCTGTCTTCACGGCAGTAATCGGTCAGCAGGCGGATGTAGCCCTCGCCGTACGTGACCTGATTGTCGCAGGCCGTGTCGTACGCCACGTCGGCGTCCGAGATGTACTCAATGTGCTTGACCATGCCGTCAAGGATCGCTGCGACCTCAATGTCGGCGTTGTCGTCCACAGGGATGACCTTACCGCTGGGCCGGTTCTGGCGTTGTTCGTTCGTGACCTGACGGACGTGCTGCGGCAGCTTGTTGACCGTGAGGCACGGACGCGCGTTGATCGTCTGGCCCTGCACCGACCCGCGTGTGGCGAGTACGTCTGCGGGCCACTGCCACTGGTTGTCGGGCGATCCGGCCATGAAACGCAGATCGTCCAGTTCATCCTCGCGGCTGTCGCTGTACGCAGCCATCGCCATCTGGAGGCGGCTGCGCATGGTCGCCATTACCGTGCTGTCGCCGGTATCGCCGCCTTTGCCTTCTGTCGGGTTGCTCCCGACATTGGCAACTTTGCCTGCCGTAATGATGCCCGTGGGGTCGGCCATGATCTATTTTTTGCCTTTTTTGGCTGCTTCACGCTTGACGCTGTACGCAATAGCGACAGCCTGTTTCGCGGGTTTTCCAGCGTTAATTTCGGCTTTTACGTTGCTACGAAACGCCGATTTGCTGGTCGATTTGACGAGAGGCACGTTTACCGGCCCCTTTTCATCGGTGTGGGCCGAAAATCGACTGTTGCCGACGTAATGCCCATCTCGCGGCGGCGCTTGACGGCGTCCAGTGCATCATCCAAGGCTGCTTTGCTCTGCGCAGGGGTCGGTGGTGCCTTGCCCACGCGGATTTTCTTCGTACCTTTGTATGCGGGCATATTAACGGCCTTTCTTAGCTGTTTTGGCGCTGTCGCGGAACGCTTTGGCTGTGGGTGCGCCTTTAGCGCCGGGCGAACGCATTTTTTCGCCTGATCCGGCGGCAATGCGGGCTTTTTTGGCTGCAATGTTGGCGTAAAGACCCTGTTTACCTGCTGCCACGTTACGACCCCATCCAAGATGTGGAAACTCCAGCGGAAGAGTACCCGCGAGAGCGACTTTTGTCAACGCGGCCACCATTATACTCACGGGACGCAACTGGAAAGGCAAAAGTGACGGCAATCGCGTCGGCGGCGTCCGGTGACGCCAGCCCGCGCGCCTTCATGTCCTTTTTGCTCTCCAAAAACAGCGCGCCTTTGCTGTCCGGCTTGATTTTAGGGCTGATCAGGTCGCTTTTCAGGAAGCGGTCGTTGGGGATGGACGCATCCTTGAGCCAATCACGCATCGCACCCCAAATCTCCGCACGCTTGTTGCCGTACATGAGTTGCTTCTGGGCCTTATTGCCGAAGTTGACGCCCCTGATCTTGTACCGCTGCTCCTTCAGCCGGTCCACGATGCCTGCGCCGAGGCCGCCTTCGTCGATGCAGACCAGCGCGGGCTTAAATTCCTCAATCGCTTCAATGACATAGCCGACTGTTTCCATCGTGTCGGCGTTGCGGTGCCTGCGGATGTCGATAATGTCGCGGCCCTGCCGGATGGCGATGACGGTCGCGTCCGCCCCGAAGCGCGCCGGGTCCACACCGATGGTGATCGGCGCGTTTTCGTCCTTGTAGCGCGGGCGTTTCATGGCGTCATCGACCAGATTTACAGCGATGAACTGGTCGTCTCCTTCGCTGGGAAACTGACCGTACACTTCGACGTTGGCTTGGTAGCTGTCAGGGCCGTACTCATCAATGATGCGCTGGTAGACGTTCTTGTCGGTGCCTTCGACGTTGCGCGCGTCGATGTTGCGCGTCCGCCAGAACGCGCGCTTGGAGTGGAATGTCTCGTAGAAGTACCCTGTGTTGCGGCGCGGGTTGGAGAATGCCAGATGGAAGCGGTGCGGCGTGTTCTCCGTGAAGAAACCATCGCTGACCGACCAGATCGGGTCGGGGATGCCGCTTGCTTCGTCGAAGATCAGCATGACGCCGTCGAAGTTGTGGACCCCTGCGTACGCGTCGGGGTTCTCTTCCGACCACAGCCGCCCTTCGACGGACCAGTAGCGCGTGCCTTTCTTCATGTCGCGCTCGACGAGTTCCGTCAGCCACTTGGCTGGCATGATGCGTGTGGCCGCGACCTCGAACCAGTGGCTGTTCAAGCTCATCGCCAGCCACTTGGTAATTTCGGCCCATGTGACCGACCGCAACTGCGCTTCGGAGTTGGCCGATACGATGGTTGTCGAGCCAATGCGCGTGCTGAGCATCCAGATGACGAGCCAGCTTACGAGGGCCGACTTGCCGATCCCGCGCCCTGACGCGACCGCTTCGCGGAACGTGTCGAAGTCAATCTTGCCTTGGTTCGACTTGATATGGTCGCGGATGTCGATGAGGATGTCGCGCTGCCACTTGCGCGGCCCTTTGAAGTGTTCGAGCGGCGTCCCTTGTTCGCCCCACGGAAACGTCAGCAGTACGAACGCCAGCGGGTCATCTTTGATCGCAGGCGACCATAGCCTGCTCATCA